TGGCGCTTGCCTGCATCGCTCCGCCGCTTACGCGGTGCTCCTGGTGTGGGTTTCGTCCGGTTGGCTGGAGCCTTAACGGGTTCGGGTGTGCGCGGAAAAAGTCCCGTAGCTTGTGGAAAAAGTTCTACCGGGATGTCAGCTCCGCCGTTCAGCTGCTGGCACGCCCGCCAGTAGGGCACAAGCTCGCGCCACAGCTGGAGCGGGCCTTCCTTGCCGTGGGCTGCCTGCAGCGCCAGCAGATCGGCCCAATCCGAAGCTTCAATGCCGGAACGCTCTACCGCCCATCTCAAGTCGCGTAGGTGGCGCTTTTCTAGGCGCAGTTGCTCGCGTTCAGCCTCTCGGGCGTCTGCGCGGTCTCTCTGGCTGGCGAACATAGGCTGGGTGTGCCGTACCCTTTAACAGTATCACCAGGGTCAACCCTCGCCGGGTCGTTCTCTTGTGGTACTGTATGGAAGTCCCACAAGCCACAACCATGGCAACCACAACCACAACCACAACCACACCCAAGGCCAGTTCCGTTCTGCTGGAGCGTATCGGCCGGCTGGAGATCTGCTCCGGTCACTGGCTCCTGATCCGTGACGGCGAGCCCGAGACCGATTGCAGCCACCAGTGGCACCACACCCCGGAGCGCCACCTAGAGACCTGCCTAGCTGAGCGCTGGCGCGGCGTCTCTCTCGGTTTTGTGCCTTCCTACTGCGGATGGAGCGATTACGCGAGCACCGGCCTAGTGGGTAAGGCCAACTACGACGTGTTGACCGATCCCGCCAGCACACCCGATCCGCTCGGCGGCATCCTGACTGTTGGCTACGGCTGGAACGGTTCCGGCGTTGTGCTGGATTTGCTGCGGGTTCCAGCGGACGTGATCGAGACCGTAGAAGCGCTGGAAGCGTATCCGCTGATTTCGGACGACGAACACTCCACACTGAAGCTGGAGGAAATCGACCGGGCCTGGCAAAACTGCTACGCGTCAGACTGGCGCGATGCGATCCGCGATCAGCTGGCTGCCTACTGCCCTGAAGCGGTGCTGGAGCAAAACCAGTATGGGCCGAGCACCGCGAAATTCTGGGCTGATGATCAGCTCGATTCCCTGCCTGAAGACAAGCTGGAACGGGAACTACAGGAATTGTTTCAAGTGTGCCTGGAGTGGAGTGGCGAAAGCTGGGTGGTAGGGGACTTCAGCTGTGGCGCCTACATCAGGCTTGAGAAGGTCGCGGCTGGTGTTGACCGCTCAGATCTGGTGGCGCTCACTGGCCTGGCACTGCTACCAGCCGAGCAAGAGTGGCGCCGGGAGTCCTATCCCTGGCCTGATGGCTCCGGCGATGCCTTGGCTCCTGCGCTTGCCTAGTGGCGCGATCTGCTGTAATGTATTTCACGAGACCCAACCCTAAGGCTCACACCGTGACCGACACCTCTTTCCACTGGAACGGCTCGCACGTAAGCGGCTCCCGCGCTTGTGCTTCCGTTCGTTACGCAGGCCCTACTAATAGTCGCGGCTCGCGCTGGCTCGCAACTATCAAGCGTGATTCCGGCACCGTGTGGCGCGGGTCTGCCACATTTGAGGAAGGCCCGATCACTGCGGCGCTACGGGCAGCCACCAAGGCTGGCGTGGAGTGGCAGGCGTTGACCTGCCTAAGCCTCGATTCTGATACCTACGTCGTGGGCTTCTGATCATGCTTGAAACTTTGCTTGTTTGGGATGTTGAGCTGACCGATACGTTTGGTGGCGAGGCTAATTACAGCTGGGTCCGACGTGATCAACTGGCGCTGCCGCAGGACGCCAGCCGCCGCCAGATCGTGACGGCCGCTAAGGCCGCACTGGGCCTAACTGGCACCCGATGCCGAACGTTTGAGACTGGCGAGGGTTTCGAACTGCGTCCGGTGGGATCGTGCACCGTTGCTTTTGTCTTGCCGTCCTACTGACTGGCGTACCCACCGATCAACGGCCCGGCCAGTAGGTCGGGCTTTTTGCTGCGCTCGCTTGCGAAACGTGATAGCGGAGAGGTTAGCATTGACCTATAGAGTTTGTGACTCAAACGGTGCCCGATTCTGACGAGTTGGAAGTAACAAAACCGACGACCGTTGCAAATGACGAGTCGAAGCGCTGGCGCGGAGGCAAGGGATCGAGCGTACGCGTAGAGGAAAGGGCGAACTGGTGTTATGCGGAGATTCTTAATGGTGGTACGCGTCGGCAGATCACGCAGAAACTAGCGGATCGGTTCGGCGTGTCTGTTAGAACAGCAGACGACGACTACAGCCGTGCGGCTGAGCTACTTAAAACGGAGCAAATTGCCACCAGAGGCGATCTGCTGAACCAAATACAGGCATTGCGTCTTTCTGCCTGCCGAAAAGCCATGGCAAAAGGCCAGTTGCAGACTGTGGCGATGCTGCTCAAAGATATGGGCGCGGTGATCGGAGAAGCCGCACCCGAGCAACAGGCAGCCGCTGCCCCCACGCTGAATATCACCGTGGAAGACAAGCGGCAGAGCTAGCCATTCAGCCATTCACGCTTGCCATTCACGGCATATTGTGAAACAATGGAAGGTAAGCCAACCCAGCCTCCCTATGTCCTCCCGCATCCTGACCCTGGCCGCTGTGCTCACCGCTTGTGCGGTGCTCGCTATGGGCGCCGACAACTCAAAACGGCTGCAGCAGTGTGAGTCTGGCGGCCGTTCGGCTGCTGAATGCCGTCTGCTAGTGCTCGGACGATAGCGCCACAAGCGACTAGTACATCTGCTCAAACACGTCCGAATTGGGGTACTTTTGTACTACCCTAACGGGCACAATTTCGCCTAGATTGGCGGAGCACACCTAGGGAAATCCTCCCATGCAAATTCCAACCACTGCTCAGGTCGCCACCAGGCTTGAACAGTACGCACGCACTATCGCTCCAGCCGTTGCCCTAGTGCTGGCCGCTGTAGTACACACCTACTGGCTAGGCTACCGCCTAGGCCGACTAGTACACCGTACTAATGATTGGCTGGCGCAGCACTGGCCCACCCGCCCGGCCACCAGTACACCCGAACCACTGGCCGAGATCATCGCCGAGACTAGTGCTGTTGTACTAATCGACGACGTGCACAGCCTGCGAGCGCAGGGCCTCACCCAGCGAGCCATAGCGGAGCGCCTAGGTGTATCCCGGACGACCGTGAGACGCCGCCTAGCCGCTGCTATGTGACACAGTAGCGACCCCTAGCAGACCGGCCTTCCCAGGCCCGCTAGGGGTCTCTCACGGCTGTAGTACACGTGCACCAGGGGCAGGGTTCGGCGCTGCTCAGCGTGGGACATTGCCTAGGGAACCTACTGACACAATCTCAATTTCTTCTTCTGTACTACACCGGGGGCAGGGTTGCGATTCCTGTAATACCCTAGAAGGTACCCATACCCCAAAAAATGCCCGATTCTGCTGGAGCACTTACCCTCCGCTACGCGCAAGGCGAAGTTTTCTCCAGTCGAAAACGCTTCAGAGTGTTGGTAGCTGGCCGAAGGTTCGGCAAAAGTTATCTGTCATGTATCGAGTTATTGCGTGGGGCGATCGAAAGGCCGGGCGAAACCTTCTTTTATGCAGCCCCTACATACCGAATGGCGAAAGACATTGCTTGGAAAGTCCTAAAACGCCTCGTCCCGAAAGCCTGGATCAAATCCAAGAACGAAACGGACCTCAAGATCGAGCTGGTGAACGGCTCGACGATCGAACTGAAGGGCACTGAAAACGCCATGGCCCTCCGAGGCCGCAGTCTGTCTGGCGTGGTGCTCGACGAAGCCGCCTTCATGGACGCCGAGGTCTGGTTCGAGGTGATCCGCCCCGCCCTCGCGGACAAACAAGGCTGGGCACTCTTCATTTCCACCCCCGACGGCACCGCCAGCTGGTTCTACGACCTCTGGTGCTATTGCGAAAACGACGACCCGGATTGGCAGCGCTGGCAATTCACCACCATCCAAGGCGATAACGTCCCCGCAGCAGAAATCGAAGCGGCCCGCGCCCAACTCGACTCGCGCACCTTCCGCCAAGAATTCGAAGCCAGCTTCGAGAATCTCAGCGGTCTCGTTGCCGTCTCATTTGGCGACGACAACATCGACAAACAAGTCCAAGACCTGCCGATTCTGCCCCTGCTACTGGGACTGGATTTCAACGTCGAATTTATGGCGGGTGTATTTGCGGTCAAAAAAGGCGAAGACCTGTGGGTATTCGACGAATTGATCCTCACAGGTGGCGCGACAACGTGGGATTTTTGTGAGGCCGTCCAGCAAAAGTTTGGAATTGAGCGCCGAATCATCGCCTGTCCCGATCCAACTGGCGGTGCCCGCAAAACAGCGGGCGTGGGCCAAACGGACCACTCAATTTTGCGCAAATCAGGCTTTACGGTGTCCAGCCCCCGCGCACCATGGAAAATCCGCGACAAGATCAACGCGGTCAACATGGGCCTGCTTGACGCCACAGGCCGCCGCCGCATTGTTATCCACCCTCGCTGTAAGGAACTAATCAAGTCCCTACGAACCCTTACATACGCACCAAACACGGGTCTACCCAACAAAAACTTGGGGGTTGACCACGCTTTCGATGCTCTGGGCTATTTATGCCTGCAGTCATTTAACCTGGCAAAACCGGAAAGCCTTGGCGCTACTAACTATCGAGTGTGGTAATTACAGCCTGAATAGCATCTCTAGCCTGTTCAGCGGTATCAAACCCTTGCGTGGAGTACAGCTTGCTATTACGCCGTACCTGCCCTATCCATTTGGACTTGCGCCTGTAAACGTGCTTATACGGTGAGCGACGCCTTTTATGCCCTTTTTGGTTGGCGATATTTTGCCCGCGTTTCAGTAAACGTAAGTTCGACCACCTATTGTCTAACCCGTTACCGTTTATGTGGTCCACCATCAAATCACCCGGATCTTCTCCGGTCATGTACATCCAGATAAGCCGATGTGCGTAGTAGGTGACGGTGTGAAAACGCCCGGCGTAATAGTGCTTAGTGCTGTTGGATCCTGCCGATACGGAAGTACGTGTGCCAAAGAAGGATCCGGGACGTACTCTCGACTGAGGATCAGGCAAAATCCAGATCAGCTCCCCTGTCTGTGGATCGTACTCCAAGCACTCTTGTAAAATCCCTTGCGGCGGAAGCGGTTTAGGCATGACTCGGACAGACCTTTTGTAGATCCTAGCACGCTAGACTGTAAAAAATGCTTTACCGCCATGGCCAAGAAGCCCACTAAAGGCCAGAAAAAGGTGGAAAAGGTAATGTCCGAGTACAAATCTGGCGCACTCAAGTCCAGCTCGGGCAAAAAAGTACCCAGCCGCAAGCAGGCGATTGCTATTGCCATGTCCGAGGCCGGCATGACCCGCAAAAAGAGGAAAAAGTAATGACAAAACGCGGCCTTTACAGCAATATCGCTGCAAAACGCAAGCGCATCGCCGCCGGCAGCGGCGAAAAGATGC